TTGTTGTTTTTATGATTGTTTTGGGAAGCTTATTCTTTTCTATTCTTTTGATGGTTGTTTTGGGAAGTTCATGGTCGGGTTCATGGTCGGGTTCATGGTCGGGTTCATGGTCGGGTTCATGGTCGGGTTCACTTATAGCAGACTCTAGGACTTTGACAATAGCAACAATTTCTGGATAGTAAGCAAAAGGTTCATCAGAGTTTCAGTCGAGGTTTTCATTAGACGAAAATGCCTGCGGACTTTAGGTTTTTTATATAGAACAGACAAAATGATTGTGCCGTTCCTAACCAATGTACTATATACGATTGTGAGTAGATATGGATGAGTCCCAAGCAACCAACAAGGGTTTTTTGAGGTTGTGTGGTATCATGAGCCAAATGAATGTCAACCGATGTTTTATATATTGTCGCACATACAGTTAAGGTTTCTGTTGGGCATCAACTTTTTATCTAACAATACAAACCATGGTTACAAGGTTTTCAGTTGATTTAAGCGCATTTTTTTACCGAGCAGGTTTTCACGAACCATTCGCTTTATCAGTTTTCTTAACCAATTCTTTAATTCTTTTATACTATGTTTTTTCATTTGGGTATACACTAGAGACAAAGTAGGGTATAATTCAAATACCTCCAATAGAGTCATAGTGTCCCAATTTGCTTGATGTTTTCTTTTTATTTCAGCAATGCCATAAATTTGTGAATCAATTTCGTAGTCTGTGCTATTTTCTAGTCCTGAAGGTATGGTTTTGGACCTTTTGGTTATATGGAAATTATTTAATGTATCTGATACCCAATGGTTTAGTTCATGAGAAATAGTTGCTTTCATCCTTTCGGGATTAAATTCGTTTAGTAGCTTAACGAACTGTGGTGCTTTTTTCTTGAACTCTTCTAGGCCTAAGCCTTCGAACATGAATACTAAACGCATGGCACTTTCTGATGGCGTTAGTTTTATAAATCCATTTTTGGGTGAATAGTTAGAAGATCCATTAAAGAAGCCTATGTAGATTAGCAATGGTCGTATTTCATGAGCCTTCATGGCATCTTTTGACTTTAATTTACTAGAATCCAGTTTTAGTAAAAGAACATCTTTTTTGAACAGAGGTCCTTTTTTGCTTCCCGTATAGAAGCTCTTCAATTCAGGAGGGACCTTGAAGTCTTTGAAGTCTTTTAGGAAAGAAGCTATGGTAGAATGGTCGAATATAAGGTCTACATCTTTGCTCAGATCAGACATCGCTTCTCTTAGATAAGTTTTTACAGGTATCATAGTCCCTTGGGTGTTGATTTAGTATATTTATCGACCTGCAATGTTCTTTAAGACATCAAGCTGGGAATCGGTTAATTCATTATACTTCATTTCTATTTTTCGCATAGAAGCCAAAAAATCTTCATGGTGCATGGACCTAAAATTGATTGGAGGATCTGATAGCTCCTCAGCACCAAAATATTCTCGTAGTTCATTTAGTTCGGAAGAGTCACAGGAATCTATGAACTCATCAACACTTATATCAGTTTCAAACATCATATATTCGGAAATTTCTATGTTAGGCATTTTTTTTTGTGTTATGAATAGTTTTTGTATATGGTAAAGTTCGTTTATTTTTCATCTGTAAATAATTTACTAAGTCTAAGATTGATATAATTGTCAATATCATCTAAACATTTTTTAGCACAGGTTATTCCTACCTTGATATTGTCTTCTTTACCCAATTATCCTCAGCTAACTCAGTTAGTTGCTTTTTGTAATTTTTGCTATTTTATATTCCTTTTTACTTATCGTAATTTTGTTTTGTTTTGTCATAATAACTAAGTTTTGTTTGTTTTATCAATACAATAATATACACATAGTTCTATTGAATGTCAATTGTTTTTTTTTAGTTAAAAAATTGTGTAAATGAATCGTTCCCATAACTATCTTTGGTTAACTCAATGATTTCTCGAATGGTTCTGTCTTTCTCAACAATTCCATTAGATTCCACAAAGTCTCTAGTACCAAAAGAACACGCACTTGTTATAGTTCGATAGCAACTAATAGAATCTTCAAAAGTCAATACTGAATCCAATGTTAGGTGTTCAAAGTCTTCTTTGCTTCGATTAGTTACCTTATAAACTAAATCTTGGTATGCTTCCTTTAGGGTATCACCATGTGCCACTTAGTTCAATCGGTTACTAGGTAAAATTCTGTTGGGTCATTTAACTTCTTGACTTGATACACATTACCTTTTTTGTAAACAACTTCTGTAAATAGTCCATCAACTAGAATATACTTACCATCTTCCCAAATAATAGGATTGTCTCCTAGTTTAGTGTAAGGTATGTTTAAATCTGAGTATAAATTACCACCAACCGTAGGATTGAATCCCTTTGGGATTTTGGTTACACTGTCTAAGTATAAACCACCACCCACCGTAGGATTGAATCCCTTTGGTATTTCGGTTACATTACTTAAGTCTAAATAACCACCGACCGTAGGATTGAATCCCTTTGGTATTTTAGTTACACTATGTAAGTCTAAAGTACCACCAACCGTAGGATTGAATCCCTTTGGTATTTTGGTTACACTGTCTAAGTATAAACCACCACCCACCGTAGGATTGAATCCCTTTGGTATTTTGGTCACAGTATCTAAGTTTAAATAACCACCCACTGTTGGATTGAATCCCTTTGGGATTTCGGTTACATCAAGTAAGTTAACATCACAATCAATAATATCAATTCCAAGATATTGATTTTCTGTGATATTTAGGTGAGTTTTTAGTTCTTCTTTATTCATAATAACTAAGTTTTGTTTGATTTATCAATACAATAATATACACATAGTTCTATTGAATGTCAATTGTTTTTTTTTTTAGTTAAAAAATTGTGTAAATGAATCATTCCCATAACTACCTTTAGTTAATTCAATAATCTCCAGAACGGTTCTATCTTTTTGAACAATTCCATTAGATTGTACAAAGTCTTTAGTGCCGAAAGAACACGCACCCGTCACTGTTCTATAACAAGCAATGGATTCTTCGAAAGTCAATATTGAATCTAAGGTTAAGTGTTCAAAGTCTGTTGTAGTTCGATTAGTTACCTTATAAACTAAGTCTTTATATGCCTCTTTTAAGGTATCGCCATGTGCCCATCTAGTTCCATCAGTTACAAGGTAAAATTCTTTTGGGTTTCCTATTTTTTTAACTTGATACACATTACCTTTTTTGTAAACAACTTCGGTAAATAGTCCATCAACTAGAATATACTTACCATCTTCCCAAATAATAGGATTATCTCCTAGTTTAGTGTAAGGTATGTTTAAATCTAAGTATAAACAACCACCAACCGTAGGATTGAATCCCTTTGGGATTTCAGTTACACTATGTAAGTCTAAACTACCACCAACCGTAGGATTGAATCCCTTTGGTATTTCAGTTACACTATCTAAGTTTAAATTACCACCAACCGTAGGATTGAATCCCTTTGGTATTTTAGTTACACTATGTAAGTATAAACTACAACCAACCGTAGGATTGAATCCCTTTGGTATTTTGGTCACAGTATCTAAGTATAAACTACAACCAACCGTAGGATTGAATCCCTTTTGGATTTTGGTTACACTAGGTAAGTCTAAATAACCACCGACCGTAGGATTGAATCCCTTTGGTATTTCGGTTAGACTACGTAAGTACAAACCACCACCCACTGTAGGATTAAATCCTTCTGGGATTTCTATTAGACCATATAAGTCTAAATTACCACCAACAGTATCAATTCCAAGATACTGATTTTCTGTAATTTGTAGGTAAGTTTTTAGTTCTTCTTTATTCATAATAACTAAGTTTTGTTTGTTTCATCAATACAATAATAATAATTTGATTCATCAATATACACATAAGCCAAATAAATATCAATTGTTTTTTAATTTGATTCTGTATGATGGTCTTGTGGTAGTGTTAGATAATCTATGGGCTGTGTTTGCATAATATCCACAATTTCATCATGACTACGTGGGTAGTAGAAGTTACCGTCCACCCCAACATCAAGTGATTTGCCACGACCCAATGCCTTATCAGCGGGCAAATGTACATGGCCATGTAAGTGAATCCACCCATCCCCCATATTATTCCAGGAAGCGATTGGATAATGTGAGCATATAATTTTACAACCGTCTCTTTTTGCTTGAGTTTCTTGGCGGACGTTTACCTCAGCAATACCGTTCCAAACTTCTGTGAAGATACTTTGTATGCCATTTTTATTATTAGCGATATGGTGGTCGTGGTTGCCTAACAACAAATAAAGGGTTTTTACATTTAATTGCGACCGGAACTTTTCAATATTATCAAAACCATTGAATGAAAAGTCTCCCAAATGAATCAATATATCATCCTCACCGACAAAAGTATTAATGTTGTCAACCAATGTCTGATTCATTTCATCGAGTGTTTGGAAGTCTCGTGTTTTGTCTGTGGCACTTTTCCACTTAGAGGTTCCAGCACAAATATTAACATGGTCGAAGTGTGTATCAGATGTCCAAAATAATTTTTGGCCTGTTTTTAAAATAATTTGTTTCATATATGATTTTTTATGTGTACTATAATATAACAAAGCACCATTGATTGTCAATGGTGCTTTACAAACTTTTACATAATTTATTTCTTGGTATCAAAAACAAGACCATCATCTTCTAAACATTCGAAGTCTTTATACGCAAGAGAATCTAATTCAACCCACTCAAGTCCGTCGATATATGCCATAGTAGTTTTTGATGGATTCTTTATTGGATTCATGAAAATGCCGATGGTGTTATATTTGCGAGCAAAATAACGTGCCCAAAAAGCACCGAGAGAAGTTCCAGCAATTATATCAGTTAATTCCATAGTTTTTGCTATAGGTTCAATAGTATTGATTACACTTTGAACAGTTGAGTAATGCTTTGGTGCAATTATCTCAGCATCAGGAAAAAAAGATCGGATTTTATTAATATTTTTGCCATTCTGGCCGGAATTAAATCCATGAATATATAAGATTCTCATAATGAAATGTATTTTTTTGGTGTATTGTATGAATGTTTAGTCTTTTGGACGATAACACCCAAAACATTCAAAGAAAATGTTATGGCAGCAAATGATAATAAAACGGAAAGGTGTAACATAATGTAGATAGGTTTGTTCAATGTTTTTTTTTAATCATGTACAAATATACACATAACCCACATGAATGTCAATAGGTTTACAAAATAATATTAGTTCTGTTTCTGAGAATGGATGTCGGTTTTATTCCAGCGAGGCCGCAGCGTGAAGCCCGTTTTAGGTGTATAACGTTTTTCACCGTTTACTATAGAATAAACATCCGCAACAAGAAATTTCTTGTTTAATGAAACTTGCGGTAAACCACTCGATGAAAAGCCAACACATATACCATAGACCAATCCTTTATGTTTGGCAGGATTATAGACAATAGTATTCCCTAACTCAGGTTCTATTCCAAAAATATCTTTTCTTTTATTCATAATTTTATAAACTTAGGTTTGATTAATTTCCATATTAAACCACTGTAGTCTGCTTTATTATTCATTTTGTATAGCAATCCATGATATTTAGTAGGATATGTTTGAACTAATATAGCAAAACTCTTTTGAGTTTCTGGTTCATGTTGCATAATTTCGTTCATAATAGATCGACAAGAATTATCAACTGTCGTGAATTGTTTTTCTATGAATTCTTCGTAACTTTTTATTTTATTATAAAACTCATCTGGCACGTCTGTAAGTAAATTTTCTAAGTCGCCGCCAGTAGAAAGGTATTTCCAGATGGATGTAGTGCTAACTTCAGTCATTATTCGGTGCAATCGAATATACTCAAGTCCTTTAATTTTCATTCGAGACCCATTTGTAAACTTAACTACATATCCTTCTTGATTGTTGCCTATTGTGTCTTTTAATTTGCTGATGTCCGTACTTGGGTAACGTTTAACAACTTCACAATTTAGAAGGTTGGCTGCTATTTGTAAACCTTTGTAGCAAATTTCTTCACCACTAAGAATATTAATAGCACCAAGCATAACAATTTTTTCTTGTCCTTTATAATCAACTACGATTCTGTTCCAGTCAGCAATATATTCGAATATATAAGTATACCCTGGAATCAGTGTGGATGAATCTAGTTCATCAAATAAACTTTGTGCGGCCTTTGCCTGTTCTGATGTAAATGAACCACGGGAAGCGACTATCCATTTCTCTTTATAGTAAAATACTGTAATTAGAGAACCGTCCATCTTTTCAAAAACCTCAAATGTTTTGGTTTCTGTATGTTCGTTTTCTTCAATATTAAAAAACTTTTCAAATGGACGAGAAATTACAGTACCGAATTGGTCTGTTACCAATCCTCGGCATTTTAGGGTAATTTCGTCCCATTTTCGGTTGTATTGAGTAATGTTGGAGTAATTCCAAATAGTCAAAGGCATAGTTGGGTGTGTCTGTTTGATAAGCCACCCGTCTTTGTAATATGTTTCCAATGTTTTTTTAATCATGTACAAATATACACATAGTAAGGGACAATGTCAACCAATATTATTTACATTATAAAAGTTTTTGGTTCGGTGTTGAAGTGTTTATATGTGTTATCAACAAAACTAGCATTGATAAAAGTAGTATCTTCTGATTCGTATACTGTAGAATTTTTGATTTCCAATTCACCGAACCTAAAATTATCGTGAACGTGGCCGAATATATGGTATTTTGGTTTGATTCGTTTAATAAATTCATATAATGAATATGAGCCGCAGTTTATGCGGTTTGGTGGTAAGTCCAAAATACCTATAGGAGGCCCATGAGTTACTACAATATCATGATAGTCAATTTTATGATAAACATCATTTAGTTCAATTTCAGTCTTCATATAGAACCAATCATAAAACGGTGGGGTATGAGGAGAACCATAAATGCTAATACCGTCGATAGTTACAGACTCATCTATCAATAAAGTAACACCGGACGTGGCTGCCATTTCTCTAGCAAGGTCGGTATTTTGTGCTATGAAGGCTGAATGATTGCCTGGGACTAAAATTTTATGTCTTATGTCTAGATTGTGGAACCAATTTAAAAATCTCATAAATTCCCACTTGTTTATATGAGGATTTGGATGATTTGTCTCGTCTCCCGCATGAATAATAAGATCTACATTATTGTCTATTATTACTTTGCTGTGGAAATTATGGGTGTCTGATATAACTTGTGCTTTCATTAATATAAGTCTTCACTAAAAAGTTTTTTCTTAAGTTCGTTGGTTTGCCCTGCTTTGTGTGTAACTTCATCCATTAGAGTTCTCTTTTATGTGTTAAATATTGTATGAACATACCCTGGACAGAAAGACAAATTATCATTAGCCCTTGTATTTTTCTGGATATTTCTAATGTTATTTCTAGTTCCATGTTTTTGCTTATTCATAATTTTAGTTTTTTATTAATGCAATAATATAAACATAAGCCAGGTAAATGTCAACCAATATTTTCAAATTTTTATTTACTCCAGTCTATTTTTTCCCAATTTTCATCAATTGCTTTTACGTCTTCTGTTCTTCTGTCACTTCCTTTCCCATTAAACCTTACTAATTGTTTCATTTTTTATATACTAAGGTTTATTTTATTTAGCTCATCTACGATTGAACGAGCAGCTCGTGTTGGCGAACCGTTATTGTCTATTTCTATTATAGGAACGTTTCTATCATTATCAATCCAGCTTCGGCTATCATTATTAAAAGAGGTTCCTTCTCTTTGTAAATTAATAACATATAAATCAAATGTCTTTTCTAGGAGGTAGTACTCGTTTTGAAAACCTAAGTCTGTTATGATGGAAAAATTGTCAGTTTCAAGGGTTTTTATTTTTTCAGCGACGGCTGTTGCCCAAACATTTTCGCCATTAACTACTTTGGCGTGTCTTTCAGACACAAAAATCAAAAAGTTTCTAGGACTCATATCGAATAATAAGGGATTTTTTTTGTCTTTTAATATTCTGTTGGTACATAAAAAAAGAAAATCTTCGTATAATAAAAGGTGAGATATGTATTGGTAGGCATATTCATATAAAGAATCTTTGAACGAAAAAGATTTTACCGTATGTCCTTGGTATTCAATAATTTCTACTAGTAAAGAGGCAACTGTATCTTTACCTGAGCCAGGCGGTGAATTAAATGCTATTACTGGTATTTTTTTCATAATCGAATGGAGTTTGCTAGATTTTTTTTCATTTTATCTATTGTTTCTGTTGGCACTTCATGGATATTTAAACCATCGTGCCTATTTTCCTTTACTATTATATGAACATCATAGCCATATAATTTTGCCAGGTCTATGTAGGGTTTCATTTCTTTTTCCTTAGTAAATGTATTGGAAACCGCTATTTTTTTCTTTTCTTTTTTCATTAACATCTCTGCTCTGGCAAAACACCAACTGTGAGCAGATGATAGTTCTTCTCTTTTCCATTCATAAATACCAGATTGCTCGAAGAACATATCAGCTTCACAAATATTAGAGGTAAAAAGTTTTGCTAGTGTGGTTTTGCCGGAGCCTGGGACTCCTCGGATAATTAATAATTCTTTGGGCATATTATTATTGTATTTTTTACGTATAGTACAATATAACAAAAAATCTTGATTAAGACAAATATATATCATTAAAGCCGAACATAATATTGAGTACTAATATTTCGGTTTCTGTATTAGATCTAAGAAGACCTATTTTTTTGTAGTATTCATATTCATTAAAACTAGTATTTACCATACCTTGAATATCGAGAAAAGAAGGATCAAAGTTACTTTGATTTTTTATTATCTCCATAAAGTCTTTTACCAAATATGCTAGTTTTTTTACGGGTATATAAGCATCAGAAGCGCAAATTTCGTAGATAAGAGTCTTCAGTATTAGGTGTTCCATTTTTGCTTTCCTTTCGATTTTTCTTTATGGCCAATTTTCTTTTTTTATCGAATTTATCTTCTGAATATTGGTCTTTTCTAGTCTTTCCCATTTTAAGTACTTTTGCTATTATTTTATAATTTTGATATACGTAAGAAATTTTACTATTCGATAAATAACAGATTCTGATATTATTATCCAAAAAATCGTTAAGTATACAAAAACCTCAAAAATTCTTGTACACTCAAGATATAATTCCATTTTTTTAGATTTAGGTTATACCGGGATTAATCCAGGAAAGGCCTTATGTACAACTTTCAATGAACACTTTTCTAAATTTCCTGCCCTTACTTGTAGAATCCATTTTGCCTCTATAGGTGTTACTGCTTCTAGCATTTGAATGTATTTTTTTTCACGTTGAATAGCTTTCATATTATCGAAACCTCTACCAACCAAAAACATATTGAATTGATGCAAGTTTTTCTGTAAATTCAAAAAACCATCAGCGCCTTCAGGTGACTCAGTACTTTTTTTGTATGGAGGAACTCCTTCTGGAATTGACCAATTTATTGATGGATTATAGGCTAATGTGAATAATGCTTTCAGTTCGTTACTTTGGTTATCGGTAAGAATTTTTACCTTTGATAAAAACTGATTAGTGGCTTCCAGTTCTTCAAATATTGTATTGAATCTTTTAGTTATTTTAAATTTTTTGTCCATTTTCGGTCATTTTATTAGTGTTGTGATTTATTTATCAAAATTCGCCCATGTGTTCTACTAAATGTTTTAGTCTATTTTTTATGAAGTATGATAATAGTTTACTTCTCGAGCCATTTGCGGGTTTGGTATATAATTCTATAATTGGATTGTAGATTCTATCGGGAATCTTTGTGAGGTCCACAAGTTCCTGGTTTCTGTTGTAATTTCGCAACCACTCAGAACTTTTAAAATCTTCAGGTTTCGTGGTTTTAAAGTACTCTAGTTTTTTTGCGGACATCGTAGATTGCCTAATCCCAGAAACAAAGACATTATCATTGCTAAGTATGTTAGGAACACCGTCGCCCTTATCTCCTTTTATAGTATGTTCTAGAAGATAGTCAATAGGATCCTTTATTTTAACGAATTTTTTTTGTATAGGACTGAACTGTTCGACTCTTTCGTACCGTTGAAGTTGCTTAAAATCATGGTCAGAAGATAAAATCATTATGTTCTCACTGTCCGGTTTTAACCAATTATAATCAGCATTGGTTCTAGCATTTCTTTCGTGAATTGTTATTGCCGCTATTACATCATCTGCCTCGGCATTATTCATACGGATAAATTTATAGGGAAATACAGTATCAAGTTCTTCAAGAACTAAATTAGAAATTCTGTATAATTCATTCCAATCAGTTTCGTCTTTATCCCTATGTTTTTTCCTGCCCGCTTTGTAATTCGCAAAGACATCTTTTCGCCATGGGTGTTTACCATCAGCACAGATAACCAATTCCCCATAATCAGCCTTGAATTTATTCCTATAGATTCTAAGCGTGTTTAATATAAAATGCCGACCCATGATTTCATCTAGCATGCCACCGTTAATTTTCTGTTGCATCATTAATCCAGCAATGGATATTTGAGATATGTCTACTAGTATCATTAAAATATATTTAAGATTATTAAATTCTTATTGGTCCTATGGGTAGGAAGTTTTTCCATATCATGGACTAAATCGCCAAATATTTTTTTAGAATACCTTTTCTGTGTTTTGTGGATGTTTATTGCAACAGAAGGAAAATACTTGAGAGGTATTTTTTTGAAGCCTGATAAATTTACATCTAGATTTATCAGTGTAGTACCTTGGACATCTATTGTTTTGTCTTTTTCGGCTACAACATACCAGATTCTTTTCCTAGAAGTATCTGCGAAATAGATTTCAGTAGAACCTATTATCTTTTTGTGGTCTTTTGATGATAAATTTAACTTATTATCATCTTGCTTGAAGTGAAAACCTGACAGTTGTTTTTTCGCAGCAATGTTTTTTTTGCTTTGTCGTGGTTTCCTGATTTTTTCGTTTCGTATATAATTACCAACACAATCAACTATATTTTGTATAGTTTTTTTGAGCTTCATGATGCCCGACTTAGGTCCTGGATAATACTCACGGTATTCCTTAATGCCTTTTAATGCCTTTTCGAGGTCAGACAGTTCATCTGTGTAAAAAGGAATAATCGCAGCAGCGGTCTTTACCGGCACTTCAAGTTTTCTTAGATATAATTCAACATCAAAAGTATGGTCCTTTAAGTCCACAACATGGTCAAAATCTGGGAGTATTTTTTTACGAAGGTAAAACCTTATTTTTTCTTCAGGTGTTAATACAGAGACCGGTTTTTTTACAGGTGTTGGATCTGGATCTGGAGAATCTTCAACATGAGTTTCAAAAATCTCTATCATTTCTTTTAATCTAGTATCAAAAGTTACCTTTGTCAGGTCGTCTGGTTCCCAACCTCGAGTTATACATCTAGCAACCCAACCTAAGGTAATGTAATGAAATGTATCTGAAACATTTTTTACCGATTCATAATTTTTAGGGTCATTTAGTTTAAGGTATGAAAGAAGGTATTTTCTTGAATCCTTTTTATTCTTGAGTTTTGTGTACCAGGAAAGAGCGTGACTCAATGAAAATTTTTCGTTTATTACAGGCTCATCCTTACCTAAAAGGATTTGTTCTACTGTGGTTTCTCTCATTTTTTGTATTATGTTTATTAATATGTTCAACAATATAACAAAAAATGCCATAAATTCAAAATTTATGGCATAAAAGTTTTAATCTGTTATTTTTTTTAGTAAGTTATACCAATCCGCGGCCCGAAATTCCCAATTATTCCTAAAATCAGCATATTCTTTAGCCGACCTGAGCGTAGTATTATTAAGTAATTGATAATTCGTGCCTTTAACAAATTCTATAGCTCCCTTAAGACAAGAATAAAAAGTACTAGCATGGTCTTGGATGTTTTCTGTGTATTGATAAAAAACCCCATGGTTGCTTGTGGTTTCTGGTATTGCCGCTAAATCAGATGCAACTATTAAATTTCTAGAACTCATTGCTTCTATTAACGTTATACCCGAGGTTTCTTTCCATATTGATGGATACGCAAATATATGAGATTTACCCAAGTAGTCACGAACTACTGAATTCTTAACGGTACCATGATTAGTCATTTGTGGATGTGCATCAATTCTTTCAAATAATTTCTCGTAGGCCTTATCTCTTTCTTTCCAGCCATACAAATTAAAACTAGAAAATATGTCTAAATGTATATCTGGCATATCCCTAACAATATGTTCAAAAACGGGTACTAGTATTTCTAAGCCTCTGTGCGGTGTTGGTGTGTATATTAACCGAATTTTATTGTCTTCTGAGTTTTTATCCAATTCAGACTCATCGAATTTATCTATACAGTTTGGAAAAACTATACAATGGGAATAAGGAATATCGAATAGGTTTACATACCTTTCCTTTTGCCAATGAGAAACAAAAATTATCTTAGTGTATTTTTTCCAACCTCCATTTCCCATTGCATTAATAGCTTCATTATCTTCTGCTAAATCCTGGGCCCAAAATATTGCAGGTAAATCCGGCACTAATTCCCTTTCCCTTGAAACTACTATTTGGACTTTATCGAGCAGACCTGGTTCCATTTTTTCCATCTCGAGTTCTAATCTATATTTCATCATCTCCGAGCCGCCCATAGCATTTACGGATAAATTGTCTTTGTGTATCATTTTTAAGGTATTTGTGGTTTTTTAAAATTAATCATTAAAAGATTTGAATTTTTTATTCAAAAATTTGCTTACGGACATGATTAGATTATTTGTATTATTTATTTTAGCGCTAAATGTTGTTATAATAGTACTAAGTCTTATATAGTCATTTATTATATGCCTTTGGCGAGTAATAAGGTATATTATTAATATAAAATTTATGATGGATAACATTAAGGCTAGATTTTCTATCATTTTTCTATTATTTTATTGGTGTCTGTTAGTATTTTATGTACCTGTCCGACAGTATAAAAGTCATGAGTTCCTTTATTTTCTGGATAAACACAATCTAATATAAATTCAGCACAGTCTCTTCGGGCTTTTATTATTCTTAAACCAAAAACCATTGTAAATGCTTTACCAATTACTTGCCAAGTGCCATATTTTTCTTCTTTGTTATATGCAATCATCGCAAGATCCCAAGAAGACTTAGAAACAGATGGTACTAATTTATAGATTAAATTATAAGACCTTTTTCTGAATTTAGTTTTCAATATTCTAGGAATCTGAAGAGATATTTCTTCACCTTTATGTACAAAAACTACATGACTGTATTCTTCTAAACCAGAACCACGTTTTGAAAAAAACCTAATTACTTTGTCTAGAACCGTTTTGGATTTGAAAAATGCTATATAGTAGTCTGTGTCGTTCATGTGAATTTTTTTTAATAAATAAATGTAAAACCATTATGGATATTGATATTTATTGGCTGAGTTTTTGGTCAATTTTCGTGGGCATGGAATTGTTTATTCTTATAAAAAATACAATAAGTACATCCGATTTAGATGAGAATTGCGAAGACTAAGGACTTTTTAGTCTTTTCTGTTACTGAAAGAATTTTTAATTAATGCGGAAGATGTTGGATTCGAACCAACGCCTCTTCCAGTTGGGCTACACAAGCAATTAAAATTCGCACTCTCTGTAGGATTCGAACCCACACCACAGCGTCCGAAGCGCCGCATGATATCCAGTTTCACTAAGAGAGCAATTGTACACCCGGAGGGATTCGAACCCACAACCATTGCCTTAGAAGAGCAACGCTCTAGTCCAGTTGAGCTACGGATGCATTAATAATTCAAATGAGGTACAAGAGGGATTCGAACCCACGTGTTTCAGATTTGCAGTCTGATGCCTATCCTCTCGAGCCATTGTACCAATGTGAGCAATGTAGGATTCGAACCTACAACATCTACCATGTAAAGATAGCACTCTTCCAGTTGAGTTAATCGCTCGTTTTTTGTGTGGACTAGGCAAGATTCGAACTTGCGACTCACCCATTATGAGTGGGGCACTCTAACCAACTGAGTTACTAGTCCATTTAATATCGTTAATCCCACCAAGTTCTACTATATTGACTATAATAATTCCATAAAAGGTTATGTGCCTTTTCGTGTTTTGAATAAGCTTTATCTAAGTAAACGCTATACAAGGTCGAACGTTGTTTTGATAACAAAGAATCATCGGTCTGTGATGTATTTCTACAAGGAACACGCCCTAATTCTTTTTCGGCTAACTCTATAACCTCAATTATATAGTCCTCATTTTGAACTTTTTTGTATAATCTTAACCAAGTTCTTATGGTTTGAGAATCCCTGTTTGCAGTGCGTGAATAAGCATCACTGCTTTCAAGAAAATCTCTCATATCCTTTAAATATTCAGACAACAAAATTTCCCCATAATCTCGGCTGTAGTTTAATTGCCTATGGATTATAGGAATCCACTTAATCATCTTTTTTATATAACGAACTGTTCTTTTATAGTATCGTGAAATGCCCATGTGAATCCTATATCATTATTTTAATGGGTGACTAACGAGATTTGAACTCGTACCAACAGTTCCACAAACTGTCGTGCTAACCGTTAACACCATAGCCACAGTTGCCCAAACAGGATTCGAACCTGTATCTCCGGCTTCAAAGGCCAGCTTCCTGCCAATTAGAAGATTGAGCAATGAAAAAACTAGAATTCTAGTTTTAGTGGGAAGGGCGAGATTCGAACTCGCACATACTCGGTACTTCACACCGAAGCTCTACCATTGGAGCTACGATCCCGTATATATTCAGCGACACCAAAGGGACTCGAACCCTCATTTTCTTCATCGACAGTGAAGAGCATTATCCAGTTATGCTATGGTGTCAGTTGTGCACCCGGTAGGACTTGAACCTACAACTCTTCCGTTAAAAGCGGAATACTCTATCCATTTGAGTTACGGGTGCGTTTTTATCAATACATTAATAATAATTTGATTCATCAATATAAACATAAGTCTATTGAATGTCAACCATTTTTGTTAAACCTTTTAATTATTTTATCAAATATACCATCGGCATTTATACCAAAATCATTAAGTGGTGAACACCACACAAAGTGAGAATCACCGAGATCATAAAGGTTCATATCATCAACGGCAACATAGCAGTCAACATCAACGAGATTAGTATTAGAACTCATCCACGAAGATATTTCACGAACTCTAACAGATGCCAAGGATTCTGTTAATTTTCGAGCCCGAGTTGGGGTAAAATCAATAGGTTTCTTTATAATTCCTTGATTGATATAATAATTACCCATTTCTTCTAGTGTTGCGAATTGTCTCCAATCAGATGAAATTACTATTTCACAATCAGTGGCATTAATAATTTCGTTAAGAATATCAATAGACTTCTTATTAAAATTATCGAACCTCAAATTCACGTCTTCGTGGTTCAAAGTAAATTCATTATCCTGCTTTGTGAATCGAGTACCCCATTCATCTCCATGGCATATAACGCCATCATGGTCTAAGAATAATACGTTCATTTAATGTTTTGCTAAATAATCAGCAGCATAAGTAATTAGTGCTCCAGTATGTTTTGTCCGTACTTTATATCCCATACCTTCGACTAATCCAACGGCTTGTCTGAAAACAGTGTTTGATTTATATTTCGGGTCTGGATTTAAGTCAATATCGACTATGCCTACTTGGTCGTAACCCAGTTGTTCTTTAATATACTCAGCAGTTTTAACAGCAGACCAAACTTCATGTAATAGTCTTTCTGCCATATTATTGACTTTCTTTACATTCCATTTGTTGAATAAAATATGAGCGCCTTTGCCCTCGATATATAAAGCAACTACTACAACATAAACAGTTTTTTTGGAGACATTTTGAGAATCAGCACCAATAAGTATCTGAGTTTCTGGATGAATTTTTTTATACTCATGTATATAATTTGCTAAATCAACATTGTTTCTAGTGTCAAACCTTGTGTATATCATAGAATTACCTCATTTCATGAGTGTTTATATTAAAGTAAAGTACCCCATCCCGGATTCGAACCGAGGATTCCACGTAGAAAGCGTGGCGAGATAGACCGCTGCTCAAATGGGGCAAGAGTGTATGTGGAGGGATTCGAACCCCAAGTCCTTGTAAGGAACCAGATTTACAGTCTGGCGAGCCAACCAATTGCTCAACACATACATATAGATTAAAGTTGCTCCTTGCGTAGGATTCGAACCTACACACACTGCATTAACAGTACAGCGCTCTGCCAGTTGAGCTAGCAAGGAATGTGAGCGGGTGTGGAGAATCGAACTCCAATCCTCTGCTTGGAAGGCAGATATAATTGCCGTTATACGACACCCGCATTGGTAAGTAGCACTGATGAGAATCGAACTCATTTGGCGTGGTATATGAGACCTCGCTGGTTACGTAACCCAGTGCCGATTAAATCAAGTCCGGTGAGGTGGATTTGAACCACCGTGATCTTCCTCCCAAAGGAAGCGAGATAGGCCTGACTCCTCTACCACCGGATATAAAAGGTGTGGATACAATGAGAATTGAACTCACCACAGATTGATTGCAAATCAATCTCGCCAGCCTTGGAACATGTGTACCCAAAAAGAATCGTTCGGTCGGCAAGTTTCTTCTACACTCAGTTGAACGATTGTACTCTTACGTGGATTTGAACCTCGAATCTTCCGTGTATCAGACGGATGCTTTAACCAGATTAAGCTATAAGAGTGTGTTTTATCAATACAATAATGTACGAATAAACCTATTAAATGTCAATAGGTAAATTGAATAATATTGAGGCCATTCTCGGTAACGATCCGAGGTCTCTGAGTTACAAAGCCAGTGTTCTGCCAATTAAACTAAACGGCCAATAAAAATCTTTCAGTAATTCAATGAACTTAATACGCACCAAGGCGAGGAATCGAACCTCGAGCGAAAGTTTTGGAGACCTTCATGTTACCGTTACACCACCAAGATAAAACTAAAAAAGGGATTCAATATTTCCATTGAATCCCTTTATAAAAAAATTTTATAAAATTCAATAGACTAACAGTAAAAGGTCAGAAGATGGCGCACCAATAAACTGAGCCACCAAGAAATTCTCGGTATTTAGATTCGTATGACTTATATATTTTGTATTTTTCATATTGTTATTTATAAGAATTTTTATTAGTGGCGGGAGCAAGATTCGAACTTGCGAAGATCTGCTTATGAGACAGACAAGGAACACCAACACCTATTGCCCGCTATATTATAATCGTAAAAAGTGGAAACGGGTGGAATCGAACCACCGTCCAAATTGTCTTAATATACAACATTTACAACTATTTTGCCTATTAGTTCTTCATCATCGTTAAAGTGGCAACCAATGAGTTCTTGTTGATTTTTTACATTTAATGATTTATCGTAGCGGAAATAAACGTAAAACCGAAACTTTAGATATATTTTTGTCATCGGAAATATCGTCCGGCTCTAAAAAAGTGTTTAGAGGTAGGTTTTTACTGAACGTACAGATCAGGCAGCCTAGGCTGCAATTGCAAGGTTATTGTTATTTGCGTAACATTTGTCTCTTAGCGAAATAGACGAATTCGAGTTGTGTTATATATCAGCCTCAACCTGTCGAAGCCAATGCGTTCCCATATATTGTTTTTTATTTATCATAATTTGATTCATCAATATAAACATAAGTCTATTGAATGTCAAATTTTTTCGTGAATTATTTAGAAAAAATTAAGATTCATTAGTTTTCCCAAAGACATTAAAAAACCTTTTCGTTTCCAAGGACCCGAGCATTTCCAGAGACACTAGCCTGCCCATAGACCTCAGCACTTCCATAAACTATAG